GAATCCGCGAGGGCTTGCGCATTGTGGAGATTAGGGCGACAGACGAATCCCGATGGTTAGTTCTGATCGGTGACGTCCGCGCCCTTCTCGACCGGCTCGACGCGGCAGAGCGCGAGAACGAGGCTCTGCGGCGCGCGGCGCAGATGGCACAGGGATGGATCGAGGAAGATCGCAGGCTATTTGTTGCGAGCGCGTCTGTGGCCGGAAAGCCTAACCTAGACGACTACGAGCGTGCTGCGCTTGCAGGGTATGACGCGATCCTCGCAGAGATCGACGCCGCGATGAGCGCGGAGAAGCCGAGCGATGAACGGAGGGAAGGATGAAGCGTACACCGTGGTACCCAATTTTCGACAACCCGGTGCGCGATGGCCTGTACGAGTGGCGCTGCAAGTCGTTTTTCGCTCGGGAGGGGATAAAACTTCGGAGCTGGACGCACGGCGGATGGGATGACCTGAACCCCTGCCCTAAATGCCAATGGCGCGGACTCGCGCAGCCGAGCGAGCGGAGGGAAGGATGAACCTCGGGCGCGGACAACTGATGGCGCTCGCTGCGGTGCGCTACTGCCTCGGGCGTTCGTCCTACATCGTCGGTGACTGCGCAGACTGGCTCATCACGATATGGCCGGAACTGTCGTCCGATACGCGGGCGCTGATCCGCAGGGATATCGAGGACGCATTTGACCAGGACGACCGGGCACGATCCGCTGCGCTGCATTACAAGCCGCTCGGCGATGACTGCGACCGCAGGCAGTGGGAGCGGGTGCGTGCGTTGTGGGCGAGCGATGCTGCTGACCGGAGGGAAGGATGAGCCAGTACGCAAAGCTAGACGCACTGATCTTGGAGCGCATCGCCGGGCCGAACGGCGCGACGTTCACGGAGTTGCAGGCGAACAGCGAGGTAGCAGACGAGGCAGCGCGGATCGGAGAGGCCACCGGGCGTGTTGACTGGCGCATCATCGACGGTCGCCTGCAAACGCTCCGCAAGCAAGGGCTGATCCGATTCTGGCGACCCGTCTGGAAGCTCACCGAGCGCGTGAGGGCGGCATGAAAGCAATCCAGTACGGGTTCTTGGCCGTGATGTTCTACGTCTTCGCGATGCCCGCCGCTATCGGCATCTTCGACGCATGGGCGTGGCTTATCGCTGACCGGCAGCTTTCATGGATCGACTGGACATGGACGCGCGGCTGGCTTGCGGTAATGCTCTTGGTCCCGGCGGTGCTGTGCAATGTTGCGACGCTCTGGATGCGCGATGCTGCTGACCGGAGGGAAGGATGAAGCCTATCCACTACACCCTCTTGGTCATCTTCCTGGCCATCGCCCTCCCCGTTTCAGCGTGGCTCTGGTGGCGAATCCTCTCCGCTGCGCTCAGGTGCGGGTGATGCTGCTGACCGCTGACGACCTGGCCGCCCGCTTCGGGATGCACCCGGTCTACGTCCGGGACGTGGTGAGCATGAAAAAGCCCCGGCCCGAAGGCCGAGGCGAACCCGCACAGGGAGGAGACAACCCCATCTTCCGATGGATGGCCGGTGCCTTTGCACTGGCCGCAGGGCTCAAAGAGCGAGGCTAGATTTCGTCCAGGCACTCGGCCGCGATCCGCTTGGCCTGTGCGAGCGAGTGCGCGTTCTTGATCTCGCGCATGGCTGTGACCACGCGCTCGTATTCGGCCGAGCCGTCCTGCACCAGCGTTGCCATCTGCGAGAGCAGGTCGCCGTCGCGGAACATCCGCACGATGGCCGCCCGCAGCTCGGCCGTCTCGACCACCAGTGCGGCGGTGCGGCGCACGGCGCGCTCGTCAGGAGTGCGCGTGCTGGTCATTCGGCCGGCGGAATCGGCGGGCCGTCTTTGCTGAGGTAGCCCGGCACGTAGTACCGCGCCGGCAGCGGCGGGCAGGTATGCCCGGTCAGCGGGATCGGTTCGAGCCCGGCAAGCTTGGCCGCCCAGGCGTTGTCGGCCATCGCCTTGTTCGAGGCGCAGACCTGGATCACGATGGCCCGCAAGAGCATGTCGTAACGCTGGATCACCAGACCCAGGTCGGACTCGAGCACCGGCACCTTCTCGGCCACCTTGGCGGTTTCCAGAGCCGCGATCTTGGCCTCCAGGGCATTGATCCGGGCGTTCTGGATGTTCGCGAGGTTGCCGAGCGCCGCCGCGTACTGGTAGAGCTGCTGGACCGTGGCCTGCTGCGCCCCGGCGATGGGCGCCGCCAGCAGCATGAGCGCCGCGACGAGCGCCTTCATGGCGTCGGCAGGGCCGGCAGGCCCGACAGGTCGCCGATGCCGGTGGACAGGCCATCGACGCGCTCGCCGATCGCGGCCATGTCCTCGGCCATCGAACCCAGGCGGCCGTTGATGCTGGTCAGCGACTCGGCGTGCGCGGCCTGCGTCTGGATCACGGTTTGCAGGGCCGTCTGCAAGCCGCCGAGCTGCTCGGCCATCGCGGCCACCTGCGCTTTCAACTCGCCGAAGGCCAGCGCCTCGGCATCGGTCATACCCATCGTGGTCATGGCGTCGATCCTCTCGGTGAGCGCCGCGATCTGCGCGGCCAGGGCGGTCAGAAATGCGACGAGGTTCATGGCTCAGTCCCTCCGAATCTGCTCGGCCAGGCGCTCCAGACGCTCCGGCCAGCGTTTCAGGCTGTACCGATAGCCCCATGCGCCGACGGCGGCGCCGATCACGAATCCGATCAGCAGTTCCATGTGCTACTCCTTGTTGACCCGCTCGCGCAGGTCGGTGTACCAGTCCCGAGCCTCGCTCAGTCGTTCGACGTTGGCGCGGCAGATGGCGTAAAATGACGAAGCCCGCACGACACGGCAAATGTCGGCGGGCTTCTGACCAATCAGCAGACAAGGTGCTTCATGGCTGGCAATGATCTTACCGCAGAGCAGTTGCGCGAACTGCTCCACTACGATCCCGAATCTGGCGTGTTTACTCGCAAAGTCCGGGTTGCCCCTCACTGCCCGCCTGGAACTGTTGCCGGGAATACGCACTCTGAAGGATACGTGCGCATCAAAATACGCGGCCGAGAATACCTTGGCCACCGCCTTGCCTTTCTCTACATGACAGGCGCATATCCAGAAAACGCTGTTGACCACATCAATGGCGTCAGATCCGACAACAGATGGGCAAATCTTCGCGAAGCGAATCATGCCGAGAACATGCAAAATCGGCGAGTGGCACCGGATATCTCCTCTACTGGATATCTCGGTGTTACCAGGCAGGACGGGGGGTTTGTTGCGAGGATACGAGTCGGGCCAAAAAGAACGTACCTTGGAAGATTTAACACCGCAGAAGAAGCCCATTCCGCATACGTCATGGCCAAGCGGAAATTTCATCCATACTGCACACTCTGATTTCACGGTCCGTTCACACGAGAGCGAACATCTTCGTACCAGTCTCGAACTCCATTAAGCCGCTGGATGTTCAAGGCACACCGCCGGTAATTCTCGTTCACTGTGTCGAGTGTTTCTGCGAGTCCGATGAGGGCACCGAGTGAGGGATCATCGGGATCGGGTGAAATTGATCCGGGAATTTCGGCAGTTGCGGGCACGCTGCCGGCAGTGGCGTCGAGCACCCGGCCAACGCGAGCAGGAACCCGGCACTCAGGCACGCCGGCCAGCAGCGTGCGGATCGTGTCCGCCGATCGTTTCGCTTGTTCATTGAGCAGCCTCTCCTTCTCGGCCAGTCGTGCCGCGCCCTTGGCGGCGAGGTCGGCCAGGTCGTGCTCCGTCTGCCGGGCCGCGGCCTCGGCGATCCGCTGGGCCTTCTCCCAATCGGCGCGCTCTACCTTGACGCCGTGCCGGTAGGCGATCACGGTCCAGCCGACGAACAGGGCGGCCAGCACCAGGCCGACGATGACTTGTGGCCGAGCAATCATGCGATGGCCTCCTGCGCCCGACGGTGCAGCGCGAGGCGCCCTGAGATGCCGTTGAGGCCGCCGTTGATCCTGCGCGTGAGCCCGTACCAATCTTCGGCGTCGGCGAGCGCGTTGCAGCCCCGGTCGTGCCAGTACCAGCCAGCCGTGTCGGCGGCCAGCCGCGGCGAGGTCACCAGGTCAGGCACCACCTCGACATTGTTGCCGGACGCCTGCGAATAGGCGCGGTAGGTGGCCCGGCCGGTGATCTGTATGAAGCCCCGGCCGATGTACGCCCAGCCGTCGCCCTCGCCTTCCGGCGCGTTGCCCATGCGCCCGCCATAGACGAACTCGGCGAGCTTCTCCGGGTTGCGCACGTAGCGCCGGGGGTTCCTCTTGCCGTCCGGGAACACGTCGAGGCGCGCCTCGCGGTCGGTCACTGGCAGCCGGAAACGGGTCGGCCAGACGGCAATGAGCCGGGCCGGCGTGGTGTAGTTGAGGTTCTCCTCGACGATCCGAAACCGCCCAGACTCGTGCGCGCACTGCGCGAGCCACGCGGCGACCCGGACAGGCGTGTCGATCCCCCACCGCTCGGCCGCCATCGCCAGCCAGTCCGAGTGGCGATAGGCCACGCCCGGCGCGCAGCCGGTGGCAGCGATGAGCAGGCGCGCGTCGATCATCGCACCCGGTCCAGCAGGCGCTCGATCAGCGTCATGGGGCTGTTCGCGTACCACTGCGGCCGGTAGTAGCGCACGACCATCGACGTGAGCACGCCGCCTGCGAACAGCACGTCCGACCATCCCGAGATCAACTCGGGAGCTACCGGGCGCAGGACGCCACCGAACGCGCCGACGGCGAGGAGCACCAGCACGACCCGGCGCAGCATTGCCGCCTCGGGCGGCAGCGAGTTGAGCCGGTGGAGCGCCACCACAACGATACCGAGGCAGATCAGCGAGTACAGCACGCTCATGCGCCACCCCCGAATTTGCGGCGCAGCCAGTCGAGCGCGATTGCCGGAAGCGAGCGCGACACCTCGAGAATGCCGGCGGCCACCACCAGGCCGGCGAGCCCGAGCACGAACGCCACGCCACCCTGCACTTGAATCGGCAGACCGAGCCAGTAGGAGATCAGTGGTTCGAGATAGATCGCAGTCGCCATGCCACCGAACACCGACACGACGAGTTGTGGCCACGTCAGCCGCGGCGTGCCGACGAGCGCGACCGATGCACCAAAAAAAGCGGCCACCAGAGTGACTGCCTTGAAGCCGAGTAGCGCAAGCCACTCCGTTATCGCTAGGGATTGTCCAGGATCAGTCATTGCACGACTTTCTCAGATCGAGCGCAGCCGCTGACGAATGTGCCGACGGTCGCGCCATGACCGCACGAACCGCAGGCAGAAAAAAGCCGCGGCGAGCGCAGCGATGGAAGCGATCAGCATGTTGACCTCACGATGTGATGACGTACACAGGACGACGCCTGGCACCCGTAGAAGGGGGGGGCGCCGTCGCAACGGTGCGCAGCACCCGCACGACGACCTGGCCGGCGCGGACCTCTGCATTGCGGGTGACGAGAACCCGGACGACGACTTGGCTTGCGCGAACCTCTGCGTTGCGGGTGACGAGAGCCCGGACAGTCGTTTGCGTATTGCGGACGGCCATCAGATCACCGCCTTGCACCCGGCTTCAAGCGCATTCACCGCCGAAGCCGTCCATGCCGAAGATGTATTCGGGTCGACCCCTCGGGCGTAGACGTTGCGCAGATACGCCCCATTGGACAGCGCACGCGCACCGGATTCGGCAGTCGTGGCCCCGGACTTCATGACCGACTTGATCGACCCGCTTCCGGCATCGGTTTTCGCTGCGCTGACCGCGACCGCGACCGCATGGATCGTCGCAGGTTCCTCCGCGAGATCAGCCATCGCATACAGGTCGACATCCCCGTCCGTCGACGACTCGACGTAATCCGTGCCGAGATTGTTCGGCACTTCGTCTACACACTGGTAGTTGCTGCCCGCGCTCGCGGTGAAGTCGGTCGACGACCCGGCTCCCGTCGGAAGCAGCGTATCGACCTGGCATTCGCCGATCCAGCCGGTCGGTGCCTCTCCGTCCTCTGTCCAGACACAGAAGTCCGTGACGTAACCCCGGAAGCTGTCGTTGCCGTTAAATTCGCCGAGACACACACTCGTCACCAACTGCCCGGCGTAATACTCTGTGTCAACGCCGGACAGGCTTAGAGCGGGCGTCTCGCTGCCGTTGACTCGCAGTTCCACCGCGCCAGTGCTTGCATGGATGACGACGCGACCTTCGATGTATGTCCAGGTGTCCTGTGGAATCGAATCGGTCGTGGCAGTCCACCCGACAGGCGGAGAAGTCGAGTCGTTCAGAGCCGCGTAAAGGTATCCTGTACTAGAGATGCCGATGTTCATCTGCGTCCCGCTCGACGATCCGAAACTTATCAGCGCCAATCGATACGACTGCAAATTTTTCCGAATGCGCAGACAAAAGCGCAGCGTCGAGTGGCTACCGTCGAGCGGGAAGCTGATGTAATCGTTGTAGTTATTCAACTCCAGAGATGCCGTGCCGGCGCGATGCACCGTCCCGGTTGTCCGGGCCACGGAGTACTCTGCGCTGATGTTCTCAGGAGAAAACGGCGCGGACGACGGCCAGTCGTAGAAGTTCTCGATAATCAACAGAGCCATGATCAGTCCCTCGTACCAGCAAGTGTGAACGAAATGTCTGCGAGCGTGGCATCCGGGGTGCTTGGAGCGACGATGGAAAGGATGTCGCCCGCAGTGAACGATGTCGCGCTCGCCATCGTGAACGTGGCCGTATCGCCCGATGCCGCAAAGCTGATCGTGCCGACCGACGACGCTCCCTTCTTCACGTCGAAGTCCGTCGCAGCAGCCGCAGCCGTTCCGGCTTTCACCTGCGAACCAGAAAGCCCCGCTGGCAGCGTGAAAGCGCGAGTGGCGACGAATCGCAGCACGACCTCATCGGCCTCTGGCGAGCCCGCGACAAACGTTCCGATGTCGTAAGGCGCCGCGACGAACTCGATGGCAGTCTCGCCGCTGTTGACCGCCAGGAGCTTCCCACCCTCGCCCGAATAGCTCGACGGCGCATCGGGAAGGTCCGTGAACGCTTCGACTGCCGCAGATAGGCCGGCCGTCAGTTGCCAGACCTGCGTCCCGTCGCAATACACAATTGCCGTGGTGCCAGCGGGGATGGTCGATTCTTCCGCTCCCGGCGCCGCACTGGCGCAGGCAATGGTCGCATCTTCGCCGGTCGTATTGATGACCGCCTTGATGCCTTTCAAACCCGGCAGCACGACATCGAATGCGGCGGTGACGCCACCGTCTGTCAGCACCAGAGCAACGCCGTCACGGAAATCCGCGTCTGTAACGGCATTCGATCCATCCTCGACCGCGATCTCCACCGCATCCGTGAGCGCAGCCTCGAGCGCGGTCGTCGCGGCATTGGCCGTAACCTCCTTCTGCGTCTGGTTCGTCTCGATCAGGTCGATCCCAAGATTCGTCGTCGTGGTCATACAGTTGCTTCTCCCGCGTGGCCGCGACCGATGCGGCTGCTGATCTGATAGATGGCGCACACGACCGGATCGCCCGGCGTCAGGCCGTCCGCAGTCTGCTCGGCTGCGGAGTAGATGGCCGTGGGCGTGCTGGCCTCAATGGTCCGTACTATGCTCGTGCCGTCGTAGATGTCGATCTCGTATGCCTCGGTCGGCTCGTCCAAGGCAACATCCCGCGCGTCAATCCATTCCGCAGCGATCCGCGCGCGCCGCACCCAGGAAATCGTCAGGTTGTTCGACTCGTCACGCGCCCCGGAGATGTGAACCGGCGACAACGGCTTCAGGCTGTTCGCGGCCAGCGTCCTCGGCACGGATGCCGCATCAGACACCGCGCCGCCAGACGTGACGGCCTTGTAGTGGCGCTCGACGCCGATCTCGGCATACTGTTCATAGGCCACCCGCAGCGAGGCGGTCGACAGTAGCACGACCCGATCCCCTGTGGCATGACCGTCGATGCACCGCTCGGTCCCGCGACGACCGCGCAGCAACCTCGACAGGCGCCAGGTGTCCGTGCCGACGAGCTCGGCGGTCGTGAACTGCACGATCTCCCAATCGTCACCCGCCGCGACGGCAATCGCGTTCGCGCCGTTGAGTACGGCAAGATCGGTCGCGCTGCTGAACGTGCCGGACGACAAAGCGACATCGACCGTGTTCTCGTCGTCCCAGACGTTGCCGCCAGTCCAGTCGCCGAGCTTGCCGACGGTCGCACCGAGCGTCACGGGACTGGTCGTCGTCAGCACCGATCCGAACGACGTGCCGCCATCGACCGATTTGTAGAGAGCCGCGCCGCCCCAGGCCTTGCCCTTCTCGCTCGGGCCGAGCGCGACGTAACGCAACAGCGCGTCGTCCTGATCGCGCAGCGGCGGCACGTCCAGCATGGCAAGCAGCGACGATCCGACCGCGCCGATTCCCGACTGCCGCGGCCCCTGATACCTCGGCACCCCGCCGATCTGGAAGGTGTAGACGCTCTGCTCATCCAAAACGCCGTCGACCTCCAGCAGCGGCCGTGCGCGCGTGATCTGATCGATTCGCATCCGCAGCGTGTCTCCGCTCGCGTGGGGAACATCGATGCAGTTCGACGGGATCAGCGCGTCGTGGGCATGCGAGAGCTTGATCCTGAGCTTGTGCTTGGATGCGTGGGCCAGCATCAGGTTGACCCAGGCGATCCGCGCCGCCTGCTCGGCGGTCAAGCTGACCGGGACTTCGATCTGCAATGGCGCGGATGACTCGCCAACTTGGCGCTCGGCCATCTGCACGCCGGGGTCGTAGTCTGCCCCCGCGTCGACGTAGGTGAGCTCCAGCCGGCGCGGGATTTCCTGCTCTTCGACGTGCTCCAACTCGTAGGCCGGTTCGGGGTCGGTGCGCGTCACCTGGAAGATCGACGCTCCGAGCTCGCCGCTGTCGATGGTGGCCACAGACGCGGCCCCGCGCTTGGTCAGAACGATCTGCTCGCCGACCTCTGGCATGTCGAAGAAGTACGCGGGCCGCAGCGATTCGATAGCAGCGCGCGCACTCGTCTGTCGCGCGACCTTGAATCCAGAAACGAGATCCGTGCCGGCGCTCGCGTCAAGATTCCCCGCAGGCAGGCCGGAGCGCTCGCACAGATCCTCGACTATTTCCTGCAGCGTGATCGGCTGGCCAGTCGCACCGCCGACGGGCACGTCGATGATTGCAACGGCATCAGGGCCGGACCCAACTTCTCCCGTATCCTCCAGGATGCAGGCAAACCGCCCGTCGCCGAGATCCTTCGCGGCCACGACACGGCGGTCCTCGTCGTATGAGCAAGGCCCGGTCAGAACGGTCATCGTGTCCGGGTCAATCGTCCAATAGACCAGGCCAGCGCCCACCGTGCGCCCGACGACGAGGCAATCCCCCGCCTCGTTCCAGACCGAGAAGTTCGGGTTATTGGTGATTTCAGCCGGCCACGGCTGGATCGGCCCATCGACGGTCAGCGCGTAGACTTGCGTGGCGTCAATGTTTATCGACCCGACGCCGACCGCAAGGCCGTCCGCTACGATATAGACCTTCTTCCTGCGCGGCGCGTAGACGAGGCTGCGACTCATCGAGAGGCTGTAGCCGCCTGCGCCGTCCCACGGCAACAGACTGACCGCGCCTTCGTTGTCGAGGTAGATCGCGTTCTCCTCCCACCTTATCGCAAGGTTGAACCCGCCCCCATTCCAGACCCCGGAACGCTTCGGGATGTAGATGACATCGGAAGTCCTCGTGTAACGCGAGAAGTCCGACTGCTGGAACCACGCATACTCGTCTGCCCCGCCCTGCGACCCATTTACGAGTCTGGCGAGACGAAATCCGATGATCGAGCTTGTGTGCGACCACCACCCAACCTCGCCGCGCAGGACGCTCCCACCCGCTGGGCTCGACGGATAAATCGCGTACTGGATGCCGTGGCGGGCGCCGTTTGAGGCGGTTTGCCCGCTGACCGGGAAATCGCCCCAAGAATCGTTTGTGAGCTTCGCGGCGGACTCGTGCAGAATTTCGCCGTCCCATATGTACTCGGTCGGCGCACCAACAATAGACCCAGACCAGGTGTATCCAGCCGACACCCGCAGTAGACCGTTCTCAGGATCGAATCCTATGCCCGCGACGAAGATGTTATCCGTCGCGATCCCCCATTTTTCCAGGTCGATCACGCGGGACAGCACAGGCGCAGCACCGCTCACATCGTAGGCCTCGATCTGCCGCACCGAGCCGTCGGTGCCTTCGGTCACGATGTAATAGGTGCTCGTCGCGGCATCGTAGGCCGCACTCGACGTGCGATTTGAGAATCCGTAGCCCTGAACGTAAAGCCCGGCCTGCTGTGCCCCGGTCGCATGGATCGGATCGACAGGACACGCAACCGGTTCGATTTCGCCCGCGACCTCACACTCCACGTTAGGCGGCCGGTTCCCGAATGCATCGCCTTCCAGCCCATCAATCGCGATCATCACCGTGCCGCGATAAGGCACAGCATTCTCGGTTCCGACCGCTGCCTCATAGGTCGGATCAGCGACCTGCGTCGACGTGCCGAGATAGACGCGCACCTCCCCGGCGGGCAGCACCTCCTCGTCCACGTCGTAGCCGATGCCGTCGAAGGTTGCGATCAGTCGGCCATTGGCCCAGATGCGCAGCACGGCGGCCTGCGGCCCCTCGCAGACCGCGAGCAGCAGGTTCATGCGCGCTTTCTTGACCTCTGCTCCGCCGCCGCCCTTGCCGCCGACATCCTCCGTGCGGATGATGAGTCCAGACCACCAGGCGAGCTGCGTGGCGTGGCGCATCGTCCCGTAGTTCAGCGGGATCGGCTGGCCGTAGATGGACGACGAGAACTTGCCGTCCTCGATCTTCGGGCCTTCCTGCTTTTCCGCGAACAGGGCAGCGCCGGCAATCGAGCCAATCATCCATCCTATCCGAGCGCCGGCAGGCCCGCCGATGGCCCCGCCGATCGCGGCCCCGGCAGCAGCGACAACGAGTTGCGCCATTACGCCACCCCCGGAACCGCGTACACGCCGACCACCCGACGACACCAGGCGTCGGGTATGTTCGTCTCGACCACGCGCCCGTCCTCGCCCCGCGCATGGACAATCCGGCCCGGCTCGACCAGCACGGCGAAGTGCTGCGGAAACTTCGACATGCGCATGAGCAGCACGTCACCGGGTTCCGCTCTCGCTTTTCGGGTCATATGCTCGTTGCACATGCGGACCAGGAAGTCGCCCATCGGCGTGCGGCCGTAGGCGCGGGTGTCGAACTCCGTCAGCCCGAGCGCATGCGCCGAGGCGATGACCAGGCCGATGCAGTCCACGCCGTGCCGGTTGCGCCCTTGGTGGACCCACGGCACGCCGACCCAGGATCGGATCTCGTCGATCCACTGTTCACGCGTCACGGTCATGCGCTCGCGCTCCCATCGGTCGGGCTCGGGTCAAGGATGGCGTTGTTCGTCGGCGCCGTCTCGGTGTTCACGATGCCCTTGATCACGTCGTCGGACTGCGGCGCGTGCGGGAACCCGCCGAAATTCAGCACGTTGTTGAACCGATACCGGCAGGCCCCAAGCGACTTGTTGCACCCGGTTACGATGTCGAAGGTGTCGCTTGGGGCCACGTCGAACGGCATCGGCAGCATCAACTCAACTTCCGTTCCGTCGAAGTTCTTGACCTCCATCGAAAGGCCGTCGTTCGCGCCGCTGGTGAAGGTCACCTTGCCGAACGTGAACCAGTCCGCTTCCTCGCCACCCGGCACGCTGATGCCGGTCACGCCGAACACCCGGCGGCTGGTGACCGACGAGACGGTGCCGGCCTGCGTGTAGCCGGCCAGCGTCACCCCGCAGCGAGAATCGCCGAGCGTCCAGGCACAGGCCACCGTGTAGAGCCGCAGGATGTTTCGGTTAAGGATGCGCTCGGGGCCAAGCAACTCGGCGACGAACTGGCCGCCGGCCTCCTTCACGTTTCCGAGCCAGCCGAATTTCTGGATATCCTTGCCGGCGGCCACGTTGTCCCAGAGGCACTCGGCCACCCAGAACGACGCGCCGTTGTACCGGCCCGCGAGCAAGTCCTCGGCGGTGATGTAACTGCTGTCGAACGCGCCCTGCACGTCCATGTCGGAAACGGACAGGTCGGCGTTGACCTTGATGCTCGACGGATCGAAAGAGGCCGTCGCGAGGAACGTCTCGCCATCGACCACCAGATCTCGGTCATGCTCGGTGAACCGCAGCACCGTGCCGTCGACCCTTTCGATCCGCCAAATTTTTGTTAGCGCTGATGCCGCTGTTAAACGAGCGGCGGTAATAGCTGCAGGGACAGTTCTCATTCGCCTATCACCTCAATCAGGGTTAATGATTCAGGTGTGAATAGATTTGGAGCGTCAGCATTCCAAGTTAATCTATCCTCGACAAAACGGACCGCAACATGGAATTCGCCGGTTACCTTGATTACAGCACCGTCGGCAGGGGCCGACCCAAAAGTTATGATGCCAGTTAACAGATCAATGCTATGCGCAGTTACAATGTCATTAACCGTTACAACAAGACCGCTGACGATCTTGTTGATTGTTCGTTCATGCGAAGCCGCACCTGCAGTGTAGGTTTTAATTACCTGAAATTCGGTAGTGGCACCATCACCCACAGCAACGACTTCGTTATTTAGCTCGTGGTCTGTAAAATCCCAGAACCTGAAGGACTTCCAGGGACCATGCATGACTGAATGAAAGGCATTGATCTCCTCCATTACAGCCTTAGTACGTGAAGTGTAGGAGAGATTGTAAATCCTCCTACCGTCTTGATATACTAAATTGCGCTTCTCCCTCTTGTTGGCGGTTTCGACAATCTCGACTTTCCAAGATGGTCCCGCATTGGAATCAAATCCATACTGCTTGGGGAATAATACGTCGACGAAGCTCATTAGTTAATCCTCTGTGCCCGTCTGAGGTATTTGGCCATTTGATCAGACACCTGATTGCTCGACCTTCTAAAGGATTCATAGTCCTTAGCTACGATGGTAATCGGTGCATGGATGGTGGTGCTCCGACTATTATTCATGCCTCCGTCATACTCATCGAGAGGCTTAACAAAACCGTTACCCCTAGGGAGCAGATATGACTTGCTACCTACAGTATACAATTCCGGAACATTTTCATTGACCTGATAGGTCTTATCTCTGAATGCGGGGCCACCAGCAGCCAGCGCAGGTACAAAACCGCCAGCAAGATCGGGTACAAAAGCTGTAGCAGCAGCGGTACCAGCCTCACCGTATCCAATACCTCCAGCCCCGCCAAAGAAACTCCCGATTAATCCTAGGAAACCGCCACCACCACCCTTTCCTCCAACAGCCCCGGTAGCCTGATTAGAGGCAAAGATCGAAGATAATCCCGACAGGAAATTCATGAAGGCAGCGGCCATCCCCTTCACGCCTTTTAGGAAGCCGCCAAAAATACCATCCTCCAACGCTCCGGACGCTTCAGAGGGGACGTTAAGATCTACTTTCGGAGCCGCATTACCATCTTTGTCGTATCCAAGCTTAGGCTTCTGACCAAAAATCATCCCCAGGAGACCGCCTCCAAAACCGCCGAGCGATCCAGTCTTATTCTTATCCGAGGTGAGCAAATCTCCGAAGAGTGCCTTGAACAACGGTTCGGTAATGCCTTGCTTGACGATCATCTTAGTGATGTCCATCATGATGGCATTTTCCAGCTGCTTAATTTGCTCCTTCCAGTCTTTGGTGCCGTTGACGATAAGGTTAGCTAGCGTATCCGTAGTCTTATCCGCCCAGCTATCAATGGCGCTGGTCAACTCTTTGAAAGGTTCGAGCTGTTCTTTAATGACGGCATTGAACTTCTCCAGTTCAATCTTACCAATCATTACACCGCCTTTGACAGCATCGACAAAGCCCGACAGGATTCCTTCGTTGATCTGTGCGATTGCATTGTCAAACTTAAGTGTGACGGATTCCATTGCAATGCCCGTAGACTTTGCAATATCTGCCATTTCCTTCGACCAGTAAGCAGACATCTCCGCCTGCTGAACAGTACGCACATAATCTAGATAGGTATCTTTGGCTTGTTTATACGCCGCAGGATCGTTTTTCAGTGCCGAGAATTTGAACAGCTCGTCAAATCTGTCCGCTTCTTTTTGCAATTCCTTAATGGCCGCAATCTGGATCTTGCTCCAACGAACGTCTACACCTCCGGCAGTGTCCATACGCTCCTGGAACTGCTCAATCGTATTAGCATATTCGTTAATTCGACTGGCTGCATTACGAGACCAGTTATCGAAATCGGCAGTCTGCTCGTCAAACAGCTTGGTGGCCAAGAAAAGCTTATTTAGCGCCTCGGCAGCAGAATCCGCCTCAATCCCGAGCTCGCTCAGTAGCTTTGCTTTGATGTCTGCTTCGGACAGGCCCTTAGGCAGATCACGGAGAAACTCACGCGCCTTATTCATCGAGTCTTCATTTAAGAAGGCCTCAAAAGATCCGCCCCGCGAGACGATTTCTGCCTTACGCTTGGCAGTTTCGTACTCGTCGATCATGTCTTGCAGGCGATTCTTAAAGGAATCTAGAGCGCCCTTACCTCCGTCTCCGTTAGGGTCGGTCAGCGATGTAACAGGATCCTTCGTAACCTTGATATTCTTCCAGCGTTCGACGTAGCCCTCAAGGGCCTTAATATTTTCCTGAAGTAACGCCTTGCGCTTATCTAAGGCGGCAGCCTCTTCACTGCCACCACCACCTTTAATTCCTAGGACGCCTGCAACTGCTCCCGATACCTTATCCATCAGAAGGCCAAGCACTTTTCCGGGCGCCCCGAAAGTACTCATCTTGCTATTGAACATGCTGGCGGTTCCGGTAGTTGCCGGACCATCCGCAGCTGTTGCGGTCAATAGCTCACGAGCCCTCGTAATGATTCTAACTTCTTCCATCGCGGCTTCAATACGAAGCTGCGCATTCTCCAAGACGGTCTTAGAAACGTTAGCAGAGACGGAGCCTAGCTTTTCATACAGCTCTACGTCAGCCTTTAGGGCGCTACGAAACTCAGAGCTGGCCTCCGTAGTATCCGACATGGCGTCAGACATCAATTTATAGCCAACTGCAGCACCCGTCGCAACGATCGCGAGTCGAGCAAGCCCTGCGGGGCCTCCTAATAGAGCCAAGGCGGCGGAGCCCGTAGCTGCGAGATTAAATGCTCTAACGGCCTTAGTCAGAACCATTAAACCGCCAGCAAACTGCACTGCTCTGGCGGAAGCAACAACCCACCAAACACCTAAGCCAGCAGCGACGCCCATAATAGCGCCGAGACCACCAACTAGTTGAGGGATGTTATCCCCGAGTGTTATTAGGACCTTATTGAAGCTCTGCAAGACAGCCCGAAAACCCTCAGAAGCGTTTGAAGCTTCATCCAGACGTTTCTTCAGCTCAAGCCAGGAATTGCTAACTCGGTTGATCTCACTTTGTAACGATTCCGCTCCTTGCAGCGCCGCAGGACCGAACAATTCTTTCAGCAGGGCAGAGAACTTAGGCAAGAAGTCCTTAGTAGCGACTTCCCCTTTCTGCATCATATCCATGAACTTGGAGGTGGTAACTCCCATCGCTTGGGCAGCAATTTGCACCGCACCTGGTAGGACGTCACCTAACTGACGCTTGATCTCTTCCGTGTGGACCGTCCCCTTCGATACCATCTGCTCCATGGCAAGGAACATTCTGCTCACTTGCTCAGGAGTAGCTCTTAGTGCGGTACCAGCAGTGACAATACCCTCAAACGCAGCTTGTTGTTCTTCTAGAGCCAGACCCGACATCCGGGCAGCAGCCGCAAACTTGGTATATGCAGGAGTCAGCTCTACAATGGACTGACCCATTTTATTGGCATAATTAGTGACATATTCAAATGAGGCCGCCATGGTAGATTGCGCACCAGTAGCGAGCAACATTTGAGCATACCACCGCTCCATCATCATGGTGGCTTTAACACCCGCAACCACCAGGGCTCCGAGGCCCACAACAGATGCTGTCATACTACCAACACTGAGGGCCATCTTCCAAGATAGCGTCTCAAATAAGGTAGATAGAACGGCAACCCTGGCACCAATACCCGATAGGGGACCAACCACCAGAATTAAGGAACGTCCGACATCCCGCAAATGGCTGGAGAACTTAGAGGCCGCAGTTCCAGCCCCTGTCATTGCATTGCGACCGCGATCTACAGCCTCCTTCCACGCATTGTGGGTAGCTGTAATCTGGGCAAGATTGGTACCCCGCAGAGCAGCTTCATACTGCCTCAGCGTATTGGAGATATCTTGCTGATAAGTCTGAGGTAATCCCGCCAACCTTAGTTGGCGATTAGTGCTAGCAGTAACCCGGACTGCCCGCTCACGCGCACGCTCTGCCGCATCTGCAGCTTTTACTGCATTGGTTAGGCTGTTCCATTCACGCGTAATTCTTCCCAGCGAACGGGATAACTCTGTTTTTGAATTGGTCAGCTGAGTTGTGGTCAATCTGTTCTTGCGCAGATTTTCCTCATGTCTGGCCAGAGCTACATCTGCCTGCTTGATCAAATCGGCAGCTCTGGGATCAGCTCCCATAACACCCATTCGACTCTGCAGACCGCGAACCCGATTCTCAGCCTGTACGTAGGCAGATCTGGCTTTAGAAGCACTGACAATAGATTCAGATGTACGCTGCCAAGCTTGTTTGTTCGCCGCCAGCTCGGACGTCAGCTGAGCTGTTGCAGTCTTTAATGAATGCGTAGTTACATCAGCCGCACGCAATTTAGCTTCATAGGCGGCTAATGCCGAATTATTTGCGGCAATAAAGCTTTGGGATTTTTCGGGCCCTATTGTACTGGTAATTTTCGAGTTAGCCGCGTCAACTTTGCGCTTAGCGGCGGCTAATTTTTCCTCGATGTTTATGGCTTGCGTTTGTGCGGCTACATTAGCTTTGATGGCATTTGTAGCACGATTAAGAATACGAACACCATATTCCCGGGCGCGTGCCAACTCGATCGAGGTACGCTCGCCCTTCATCAGACTTTCTTGCAGATGATTGTACTGCCTGGTTAGCTGTGCAATGATCTGCGGGTCGGCACCCGTTCGTCTAAGATTAGCAACCTGGGTGTCAATTTTGGTGAAGGTCTGACTAAGAATTCTTTCCTGGCGAGCGAAAGCATTAGCCATTCGCTGCGACTCTTCGTCCGTTTTACGGGACAAAGCGTTTACAGCGTTACCGAAGTCTTTTAGCCGACCCATCGCGGCCTGGAGACCGCTGGTATCTGCTACTAGACCAATTGATACGTCGCCAAGATTAAGTGCCATCAGAACTTTCCTGGATGTCCTCTATTATGTCGCTGCGTCATACTTTTTTGACTTTTGGCCATCTCCTTAAAATACACACACCAGCGGGCAAATTCTTCGGGATCCATTTCCAAGACAGCGTATTCGGGCAGTCCCAGGAGGTATCCTATTTCTAAGACTTTCATCCTCCAGGGACTCTTCTTTAGTTTTTTTCCTCTTCCTTGATCTTCTTACCCAGATCGGTCAGTTCGTCGATGGCATTGCTAACCTCAACGAAGTTATTGTCGAAAGGCATTTCCATGATACCGTCAAAATCGGTATCGTCAAACACGCGTTCGTTGGTACCCGGAACATAGGCATATTCGATTAGAACGTTAACAACCGAATTCTGCCGATCGGTACGTTCCATGTTTCGCAGGATAGACTTCAGATTGGGCTGACGAATCTCAATCTCTACCCCGTTAAACATAACCACCTTAGATCGTGGCTTGGCCGAAAAAACCTTGGCCCGAATATCGTCACGAACGCTCATGATATGATCTCCTAGAATAACCCTGACAATGGAAGAGA